GGAAACTCACCGGTAAAGACATTTTAAGAGTGAGTCAAGGGGAGGAATCCCCGAGCAGTCCTCGGAGTGACAAAATCGCCGAGGCCATTCAACCGGCGAGTCCTGGAAGAGACGTAAAAGGACAAGCCGGTGATGCTGGAAGTGGAGCAGCAAGCTTCAAACCAGCTCAGGCAGAAGGGTTTTCTCATTTGAATCCAGATGGACGGATGGTTGTCATAGCTACAGCCCGATTTCCAAAAGGTTTAATGGCAGATAACTCTAGTAAATTTGCTGGATACGACGAAAGTAGTGTTGAGCATTTTTGTCTGTCTGAAGTCAGTAAGTGCGTGTCTCGTCCTGAAATTAAAACTTTTGGGGACGCATTTGTTCCGAATATCGACCAAGAGATTTCGGAGGCTAAGGCCGCTGACAAAAATTTGTGGGTAGTCACTCACTTTGGAGAGTTTGTTATTCACTGTTCCGCGCTTCATCAGCTCGTAACAATGAAAGCATCCGGTTGTATGGCATATTTAATTATCCGCAACAAAGCTCCCAGAAGGGTTATACATCGTTCTGGGCTTGCTCCGAAGTTTTTGGTTTTCCTCATTTGTTTGTTGCAGTTTACTACAGTTTGTGGCCAAGGCGTGACAGAACCTCACATGGACCAGTCTCCTAGAGAGCTGATTAACCTTCTTGCAAACCAATTTTATATTGGTTTGCAAAAGGAAGTCAGTTTGACAATGGCTGGTGTATGTTTGGCTTGGGTGGTGCAGGTGTTTGTTCTTTTCAAATGGGGCAAATACAAGTATCACAATCCGCTATTGCAGTCTGATACTCGTTTTCGTTCATCGAGAATTTGGTTCTTCTGCATAGCGACTGCTGTTGGATGCATATTTTTCCAGAGTTGGCTACAAGCATTGTTGTGTTTCACGATATTGTTTGTTCTCATGGAACTGGAACGATTTGTGTACAACCGCGTTCGATGGGTGCGTTGGCGAGATAGAAATATAGCGCAGGTAGGAGCACCCGTGATTGGACCGGTGGAATATTTGAATGGCCACTGTGAGTTGCTTGATGGATTACCTTGCGTTGTTGTGAGACACGGAGGGAAAACCCTGAGAGTTACAATCAGTTGGTCAGAATTTATGGCGGGATTAAATCTCGAGAAAGCTGTTGGTGGTTCTTCAAATACAGAGAAGAAGAAGCATGAAGCAGCAATTTTGGGATCAGTTCCACGTGAGTGTGAGTATCCACCGGGAGTTATGATGTTGGTAAACCATGGAGAGGTCTTTGCTAGTTGTTTTCGAACTAGTATTAGAGGCATCACTGGTGCATTGTTTGCAGCTCATTCGTTTGAGCAAATTTCGTCCAACACCATGCTACAAGGTGAAAAAGGAAAATTGCCATATGATATGGCGTGGCCAGTTAAGTGGTTTTCCTTGATTTCTGAGTGGGATTTTGTATTTGTTGAGATTCCTGACAAGGCTTTTAGCCAGTTGGGAGTTAAAGGCTTAAATATGAAGCCTCTGAAAGCCCTAGCACCTGTTTCTATTTGTGGTCCTTCTTCGGATGGATCTAAGTGGCAGAGAACTAGTGGTTTGCTTAAGAAAGTCGAGGATGGAATCATTTATTATAATGCAAGTACTTATCCGCGTTGGAGTGGAACACCAGTTATCTCAGGTGATGCTGTTGTCGGAATTCATCTAGGAAATTATGGAGGTCTTAATTATGGGTTTGCAGTATTTAATTACATGCCTTCCCAATTTGAGTCTGAACCACCCAATTACTTTGATGAAACCGAAGCTACAGATCAAGTTGCAATGGGCTTTCTTAGTCAGTACGACAAGGATACCGGATCAGTTAGGAAAACCATATGGGGCTCAGACGGGTCAGTTCATGAGGTTAGTTTCCATAAAGGGAAGAAAAAGACTCAGTCTTTTTCCCACCAAGATTGGACTATAACCACATTAGCTAAACCGCTCGAAGCTGTTACTGTTAGGGATTACCTTAAAACTGAGTTGCGGTCGAAACTGTTGATTGCTGAATTTAGAAGCTTTGTGACGAATCATGGACTAGGTAAATCGGTTGTTCAAACACTGCAACAAAGATTGAAGCAAATTACTTCTGCTAATATTGTGGCCATGTTGGAAGAGCTCGAGAAGTCAAACTCTCAAGTGACTGACGTTGAACTTAAAGCAGCTGACAAAACATTAGATGTTATGGCAGCGCATATGGGTGTAACACGTTCAGAGCTTATCGAGCAGATTTTCTTGAAACGACCTTCAGGTAGCGTTAAGCGCGACAGTAGGAAAATTTATAGTGAGCAACTTAAATTGGCTACTGAAGAGCAGAAGCGTGTCTCTGAAGAGAATAAAGAGAAGTCTAGTTCTTGGGCTGATCAAGCAGATGAAACGGAAGACACTATTGAACACCGTATAGCTGAGACTATTTTGCAGGTACCAGTGGCAAAACCCAAAGAAGCTGTAAAACTATCTGTGAAACCCGTGAGGGAATCGCAGTTAGTTACACAACCTATTGTGGAATTTGTTGCGAAGCCTGCTGATGAGCCTCCTAAGGTGAATTTGGTACTGTCCTCATCAACTTTTGGTCAACCCAAAGCTGATTCCAAATCAAATGGAAATGTTTCTTCTTCATCTGACACAAAAGAACGCGATCCAACCTTAACTACTTTTGAAATTAGTGACAGCGATGTAGAATTGGTAAAGGATTTTGCTTATAAACAACTTGGCCCTGAGGCTTTAAACGGTCTGGCCCCCTCCAAGCAGGGGGCAAAGATCAATACGGTCTGGAGCCAGGAGTTGAACAAGTACATCTTATATCGTGCAAGGAGTGCCGAGCCCTGTGTAAGTGGGCCGGCATTGACTACTCGTCTGAAACACTACACGGATTTAGCCAAACCGATTCAGCGAAAAGGTTACAACGAATTGAGAACTCAAATCTTCAAGCTCTACGAAGGCTCGGAGGATACAACTTCGAGCTTGAAAGAGTCAGCGAACAAGGTTTTAAATTCGGCTTCTCGCGTTTCAAAAGTTCAGTCAAGCTTGGTGGCAGTAAGCGAACCCCAGAGCGAAGTACTCTCGAAAGAGGTAAAGAGCTCTACGCCCCCCTCAGGAACTGGGGCTGGCCCGAGCGCACACCTGAAGCTGAAAAGCAGTCTTTCGACTACCAACGGCAACGGTGGGTACCTGGAATGGCGCCAGAAAAATTCAAGCTCGAAAACACAATCGAAAAGGTTATAAGGATGTACCCTAGCAGTGTAAAACCGCTATGGTCTCTTTCTAATGTGATCGATGAGGAATTACTGAGAGCGGAAATTTTAGAACACATGTTACATGATGTTCCTAAAGATTCGACCCCAGGAGTTCCTCTGTGTAATTTGGGTAAGAAAAATTCTGAGATTATTGATAAATTTCGTGATTTTGTTGTGGATTGTGTATTTGAACGGATGCGATGTTTGTGCGAAACCGATGTTGAGGACTTTAAAATGTTATCTTCTATCGATCTAGTGCAACTCGGATTTTGTGATCCAGTACGTTTGTTTGTAAAGAATGAACCACACAATCGCGAAAAGTTGGCTCAAAAACGCTACCGACTTATATCTTCAGTTTCACTCATAGATAATCTTGTGCAGAGATGCATTTTTACTAATCAAGACCAAACAGAAATTGAGATCTGGCAGCAGATACCTTCTAAACCTGGAATTGGTTTTTCAGATCCACAAATTTTGGAACTGATTAACAGTTTGGGGAAAAAGTTGGATAATGCTGGAGATGCAGATATTTCTGGATGGGATTGGTCAGTTAAAGATTGGGAAATGTTAGTTGAATCTGAGATGAGATGTCGTCTTTCATCAGCCAACACTCTCTTTAGGAGAGCAATATATAATACTATTGGATGTTTATCCTTTTCCGTATTCTGTTTTTCTGATGGCTTTTTGGCATGGCAATTGGAAAGAGGAATCGTGAAATCGGGAAGCAAGATTACAAGCTCCTCGAATTCCCGGATAAGGGTTTTCATTTCAATTTTATTAGGGGCGGCTTGGTGTATAGCTATGGGTGATGATTCAACAGAAGAGTTTATGGAAAACGCTAAGGAGAAGTATCTAGGTTTAGGACACATAGTAAAGGCATTTGATAGAGTAAAAGACAGGGTTTTTAACTTTTGTTCTGCTACTTTTAAGAATGGTGTGGCTTATCCTAGTGACCCATCTAAATCGTTATATCGATTCTTGAATCAAGCTATATTCACTAAGGGTTTGCTTGAGCAGTTTGTGTATGAGAATAGGCATTCTCCGCATTTAACTGAGCTTCTTGAGGTTATTTCCGCATCGGGTGTGAGATGCGAAAACTAGTGGTGGCAATGCCCCCTAAGTCAAAAACCAAGAAGAAGCAAAAGAACCAACCCAAGCGCATGGCAAAGAAAGCTAAGCCTGCGCAAGCCGGAGGTGAGTTTAAAAGAACTAATGTGGAATATCCCGTTTCGCAAGCGTTTATCACCTCCGGCCAGGTACCTAGAGTTGTAGGCGCAGTCACTCACAAAGATGAGGGAAGTGGCATACGTATTGTGGGCACAGAAGAAATTGGTGTTTTCCGCCAGGGGGCCTTGGATTTGTATGGCATCGTGCTGTATAATACTAGTGGTCCAAACTGGTTAGTTAACCCGTCTAATGTACCTACAACAAGTAGGTTGTATGCGTTAGCCTATCCTTGGACTAAGTTTCGTTTCAACAGGGTTGTTGTGCGAAATAGTCCACAGATACCGTCAAATAATGGAGCTGGGATCAATTTTGCTATTGGGTTTGTTAAGGACCCTGTACAAGCTTGGACTAGTCCCACTTCGACGACGCATCGATCTATTATGGAATGCCCTCCAGCTGCTTCTTTTCCCGCTTGGTATCCTGGGTCTATTAGTGTGAATCGTAAGGATCTTGGAGAGAACACCTATTTTATAGATGTTAACTCTGGTCTTGTTACAGATTCTGATTATAGACAGTCTTACCAGGGAGTTGTGAACAGTTGTTGCAATGTTGAGGGTTCAGCTGATTTTGTTACTGGCCTTGCATATCTTGACTATGATGTTGAGTTATACGGTCCACGCAATTTCGCTGACCTCGCAGCAGTGCCCATCGAAAGGACACTTACCCCGCGTATCCCACTGGCCGTTCGCCTTAAAGTCGCACAAGATGAGATTGAAAAGCGGAAGGGCAAAGAAGATTTCGCGATGGTAGAGCACAAACAGATTGCAAAGGTACCACCTAAAGGAAAATAGGTTAAGCAACCCACTTGGGCGCAGTGTAATGCGCCCATCCCCTAGGCCCATATTTTAAAGTATGGTGTATTGAAATAATTTGGCTATATTAATATGTTTGCCAGCATATTAAGACATTTTGTTTCAAAAACGCCTGTTAATTTATGGAAATAAGGCTCACAACTTATGGGTGCTACCACTTTTAGACGAAACTAATTGTGGGTATTTTTGGGAACGAAAATATGTGAAAAGGCTTTGGAAC